CCTGCTAGTCCTAAGATATCTTTAAGCATTCCTGCAAGTTCTTCACCACTTCCCGCAGTAACATTAATGCTCGCTGGCATTGGAGGAGCAGCCAGCATAGGAGGTGGCATCATACCGCATTCTTCTAAAGTCTTTTTAACTCCGGCGAGATATTGTAAACTCTTAGTATCTAAATTTTCCATAGTGTGGTGTGGTTCTTCGTCAGCAGAACGAACTTCGTTTGAATTTTCCATCGTTTTTCCTTGTTCATGTTTGGCAGGATCGGGATTGTCTGTCTGCCCGTGTATCGGACTAATTGTTTCTTCTCCGTGCGATCCATGATCGGAGTCACTTTGTGCGCCCATGCCTTCCGTGGTTGCAGGCATTCCGGTAATATACACTTCCCATTTCTTACCTGATTCGCGCGATTTTCTTGCGCACATTTGTTGTAATCTCTGTAGCTGTCTCATTTCGCCTGCACTATCGGCAGGATGTTCTCCAGGAAATACTTTCCAATTTCTTCCATTGATTACAATTTGAAAATTATTAACTTCATTCTCAACACCGTAGTTCTGTTCGCGACTTTTAAATCGGTCCCATTCTCTATCAGAAGCTTCCCATTCTCTGCGTTCATCTCCGATTGGATCATAGAAACCACCTCTGGCTTCTTGAACACCATTGGTGTTGTTAGAATCTAATTCAGCTAATTTTTTAAGTACGTCAAACATGTTCATGATTATTTTTTCCTTGGATCTTTTGCCTGCTCGATGGGACTCTTATTATTTTGTTTAGTATCCGCATTGTATGTGGCTTTTCCTTCAGTAGGAATTTCTTCTCCTCGAGCTTTTCTTTCTAGCTTGAGTATGTCATTTAATTCTTTAACAAATCCGGTATTATATTTGTCGCCGTAATAATCCTCAAACTTAGCATTCTCTGCTTCTTTATAATTAGGATCATCTAATAACGCGCCGTCGCGCGGTTCGGATTTTTCTTGATATTCTTCTAGTGGTTCACCGGGGCGGCGAACAACGATTGCATCCTTGGTAATATCCATATTAACTGCTAGATATTCGTGCAGTTCATTTTGTGTAGTTGGATAATCTACCGTGGTTTCAAATACTGTAACTTCAGCATTCTTGATCTTAGGAAAGTCTAACGGTAGCTCTTGAATTGGAGTTGTGCCGACTTTCTTGAAGCTAGAAACTTGGAATTTGTTTAGCAGAGTTTTCATCATATCTGCTTGTTCTGTTGTGCACTTGCCCGCAACTTTAATGCGGAAATCCCATTTCTTCTGGCTTTCTGAGAGGTATTCTTTAAAATTTTTCATAGTTGTTTTGTCCTATGCTTTATTTATTTCAAATTCTTTAGTTTTTCCAAGATAGAATTACGGTCGGTCATAATGTATCCTTCACCTTCAACTTCATTACCTTCATTACCGTGCTTCTTATCTATAGCTAACTTTTTGAGTTGCAATTCGACCATTTTTAATTTCTTATCAATCTTATGACTTTTAGCCTGGATTGCAGCGTTCATCATATTAGCTGCTACTTCGAACATACGAGCACCATAACGAGCTTCTACATTCATGCCCAAGTCCATTAGATCATCATAGGCTTGTTCTGCTTTTTTAGCTAGATCGTCGAGCTCTTGATCGCTAAGATCTCCAAGTCCTTTTACCCTAGGAAGAGCTGAAGAGATTTTATCAAATTCTTCTAATTTTTCCTGTAGATCGATAGTGGCTACAATAGGTGTATCTTCTTTGGGATTTACAACCTTTTCTTCTTTAGGATTGATATCTAGTATTTCTTCTAATTTTTTAGTCATCATCTTTTACCTGTATGATATAGATCATTTTCTGTAATTATTCTAAACAGCAATCCGTTTTGTTTGCACCAATTACGTGCCGCTGTCCATTTAACCACATTGCGCACATATTGCGCTTGATTGTACTTATTCTTGCCTACACGTTCTAATAAAGTTTGATTTGCAGGTTTAACTTCCCAAAGTTCTGCTCTTTTCTTGTTTTTATTGTCTACAAATACCACTAAAAAATCGGGTACATAAACGGTATGTTTTCCGGTTAACGGATCTCTATAAGGTATTTTTACACTCTCACTGGCCCAATTATGTATTGCTGGGTTTTCATCACACATTTTCATTACGTGTAATTCCCAACTTGATCTATAACGAGGCGAACCTAATCCAATATATTTTTCAGGATTCTTTACCTTATAAACACCTTGTGCAAATTTCAGACTCATGGATTATTTGGTGGGTTTTTAAAATCCGGAACATCAGTTAATGTGTTAATATCGGGTACTGTGATATGTCTATCGGTATAGAATTTTTCATAGGCCTGCGTTGTATTTTTATTTAAAGTTCCACCTATTCCGCAGGGATACCCGATATTAGTTAATCTTCGTTGTAATTCTCTTATTTGTTCTGAATTAAGCATACTTGCGATCTCAATCTATAATTTGCCGAATTACTTCATCTGAAGGTTGTAAATTTTGAACAACTCCCAAGTAACTTGTATTGATTCTATTATAATTTAGTATTTCTGCCACTAATCCGCTAATTTCTACATCACCTAAACTCTTTAACGTATCCATGATTTGCATAGCATTATAGCCGTCTTTTCGAGCCTGCGTTAATATTATTACAGAGGTTGATTCTGCGGCGACAGGGTCAAATCCCCTCTTTTCAAAAAATCCGGTCATTGCCACTAGTTCACCATTATTTAGGTTTATAGGATCTTTATAATAGTTGTTAAAAATTTGTACGGTCAAATCCGAACTCGACGCTTTTTTTTCAGATGGTAGATTTGAATAAGTAGTTGTCATGATCAACGTCCAGTTTTTGTGTTAATAGGTGTTGCAATTGTTTGATCAGGGGCTTGCGTTCCCCCTGGTACGCTAATTCCAGCAGGACTTAATGATTGATTTAATCCATTGAGTGCGCCAGACACAATATTTCCTCGACCTGCGGCCGTAACTCCTGATAATACACTATTAAAAATCCCTGTTCCTTCTTGAACTAATCCAGCAGTGGTTATGTTACTTGTATTTCTAACTAAATTTGCACCGGAAATTGCGGCATTGATTAGATCGAGCGGGCTTGACCCTGGATCAGTTAATGTTCCGTAAATATCTTCAGCTCCTGCAACTAATCCACCGGGACCAAATATACTAACTGATCCTTGTCCTCCGATACTCAGCGGACTAGGTGTATGGTCGTAGTGTTCTTTATTAAAACCGGGCTTACTTGATGTTACCTTGTTAGTCGGTGATGTATCGTAAATAACCGTTTCATATTCAACAGTCATCTTACTTGTTAACATCTTATTACCTTGAGCTTGGTCAAGACTATCATGGCTCCATTCTTTTATCATTGGATTTACTAATTTAAATTGTGTAAATTTTTTCTTATGTAATTGATAAACATCAATAGATACAAAGAAAGGAACACTGCCATCTATTCCACTATTTAACCCGTATTGATAATTTGTTGCATCTTGGAATCCATTATATTTGCTACCATTATATTTTGGTATGATAGAGGTTGCGCCGGTACTTTTTCCTAGGCTTACGCTATCTGCATAATAATACTGATAATATGCCTTCCAAAGATTAGTAGTAACGTTGGCCATATCATCATGAAAGGTAATTGAAATAGGATTATAATTTATTTTCTTTTGAACGACTCTTTTTCTATTGTATTGATTAATAACTTCAGTTTCAATACTGAACTTCGGAAGATCGATTTGTGATGCAAGTAATCCAACAGTACCTTTATATCTATTATACCATCTTGAAAATTCTTTTCGAAGAGTTGGATCTTTTATTGTGCTGCCAATCTCCCTATTAATATTGATTGCTACGTAGTAAATCCATCCAGCTTTAGGAGTTAATTCATAGTTGTTATCAACATATAATCTTGCTGCATGCTGATAATCTCGCATGTTACCAGATCCATTGACGATTCCGGTTAAAAAATTTACGAAAGAATTTGACATGCAATTATTTAGCCATAAAAAAAGGGCGTAAATTTTACGCCCTTTAGTCTTGTAGCTGCTGCTACTATTAGCCTGTAGCTAACGAACGAATTGTTCTGCCAACATTTGTACCAATACCGTTTGGTGTGCCGGTTGTGTTGACTTGTACTGCGTTGTCATAGGCAACAGTGAGTGTAATGTCCATTGCTTCACTGGTCTTATACTCTGCCTGTTTGTACTCTGCCTTCTTAACGTAGCAACCATCTAACTCAAATGTTTCTAGTACCGTTGGGGCAAATGCACCATTACCGCCGTCTAGAATTTCTATTTGAGTTACAAACTTGTAGTCGATACCACTTGCTGCGCTGCTCTGTTCAAAGAAATCAAATTGTTTCTGAATCTGTTCGCCAACCAATTTGCTAACAGCTCCACTTGCATCATCGCGTACGATAATCGAAATGTCGCCCCACTTCGGCTTACCTGCTAGTTTGACTCTGCTGTTATACACATCTAGTGTAATTTCATCAAACTCTGGGGAAGGACGAGTGGAAGAAATAACCTGCTTGGTTAGTTCTGTTGTTGGTTTACTGACGCCGAAGTTTTGAAACAATACGCGGAAGCGATACTGTAGCTTTGGCATTAGCAAGCCTTGGTTGCCAGCGCTTTGGTTTCCGTCTAGCGGAACTCCTAACTTACTTAAACTGGAAATTGCCATCTAAATGCTCCTTATCTCTGTTATTTACCTATTATAGTCCAGCCTTAATAGCGCCGGTGTTAACAATTCTTAGTGGAATGTAAATGAATTCCACAGCCTTGACCGGTTCTATAGCAATGTCCATCCACAGTTCGCTGCGATCGATTCTTGCTGGGGTATTGTTTGATTCATCGCAAACTACGATAAAGTCATACAATGCTCTCTGTCCTACTAGTTCTAATAGTAGGCTTTCAGCAGCGGCCTTGATTTCATCGCGTGTGATCTTATCGTTTGGTTCAAATAAGAAAGGAACTGCTAAAACGTTTAACTGATAACGAAGATAGTTTTCTAAACGAACAACGTTAACGCGATCTGTTGCACTTGCATACGGCTGGCGTGTTTTCTGACCAAATGCAACGATACCGCCGGATGGCATTGTGCGAATTGGGTTAATGCCGTTTACATAAAGTATATCACGTTGACCTTCACTTAACTTAACTGGTACAA